GCGAAGTCTGTATTTGCGCCAGCAATCGAAGGTTCATTCAAGGGTCCTAACAACTCAATGTTAGTAGGTACTCTTAACGGTTCAATCAAAGTGTATTCATACCTTTGGAATCAATCTGGTGCAGGCTTAGACTTAGGTCCCGGTAATTCACCAGTTCAATCTGCTAATGACACTATCCTTGTTGGTTATAAAGGTGGTAATGGTGAAACGGATACAGGTTACTTCTACTGTCCTTACATTCCATTAATGTCTTCTGGCGTTGTAGTTCACCCTACAACTTTCCAACCAGTAGTTAGTCTTATGACTCGTTACGGTAAAGCTGTATTTACCCATACCGAAACATCCTTGGGCAACAGCGCGGACTATTATGGAAAAATTAATGTTGTAAATCTTGACCTTGCGTAAGCAAAGTTCGTAGTTCTACATGGATGTAGAAAAAGCCACCTTCGGGTGGCTTTTTTATTGCATAGAAAATAATCACACTTAAAACCCCTTGCTATAAATATTATCATACAATTCACCATGGGCGTATGATGAAAACCAATTTAACTTTTAAAGAATACTTACAAACTAAGGAAGCACTGCGTGAAGCAGTTCAAGAAATCCCTCATCAAACGAAGGAATATCTTGTGACTAAATACTGCAAGCTTGTTGTGGGTGAGTCTAAAGACGACAAAGAACAAGTTAGTTTGAAGCCCAATAACAAAATCTCAGTAGAATGGTTATATGAAGACATTGATGCACCAACTATAGTTAATATAACATTCGAAGGTGTATGCCCCGATGTAGATTCAGAAAATCATTCAACCTATTGGCAGTCCTACAAATTACAACGTTGGCTGCTTAGAAACACAGAACACCAATAAATTCCCACCCCACAGACAGAAATCATAAATACGACAGTACCTAAAGGAGTGTTTATCGATGTCATCTTTTGAAACCATTCAAGATGCCGCTTTTGCCTTAAAAGCAGAAGGACAAGAAATAAAAATTAATTTTAAGAAAGGTGTCCCCACCACTGGTCAAGCGACCGTAGAATGGACTATACCTAAGCCAGCTCAGGGCTGTGAAAGCTCCGACACGGGCGCGTATGTAGGCATTGTAATCTTACTTGGCACAGAAGCCATGGATGCTACAAATATCCCAGTGGACGGTAAGGTATATGTTGCAGACCCAACTGCCGACAGCAATTTGAGCGTAGGCGACCGTATCGGTGCAGCGTTGGTGGTCGGTGCAGTATATGAATGTGAAGAAAGAGCACGTGGTGAAACTTTAACTACGACGGTTGTAATTAACGACATCGACCCACAGACAGGATATTATGTTGCTGGTTATGCAGTGGATTGTCAGAACCGATATCATTCAGATGGTATTCGTGCATATTCAGATGTATTTTCCAACAAAGAAGATGGTAGTATATCAGCAGCACAAGAAGTACTTCTTGGTACGAATCAAAGAGGCGTTTTACCAACCGACGGCACAGGACTTATTCCCGGCGTCGATTATGAATTCGACCTTATCTACGACAATACTTTTCCAGAAGGTACTGATTGGAAAACAATAAACATCACAATAGACGGTATTAACGCTGGAACTTACCAACAATTATTAGACGAAATTCGCAATGATATCTTACTGATAGATAATCCATTACATTCACCAACAGTACCTAACGCCGATGCGTTTTTCTGGAACGCCACAGAACAGCAATTATATAGTTTCGATGGGTATACATATACTGCAATTGATTCAATAAACGAAGATACTGACCCTGCATTAACAACCGTCGATGGTACTAATTATTGGTTTAACACGTTAACCAAGGAACTATTTAACGGACTCGGTGGCACATTTGCTACACAGGTACCATATGTAACAACAGAAACAGACCCAACTACACCAACGTGCGATTCTATTTGGTACGACCCCGATACTGCGGCTGGTTCGCCAATTGAACCGGTAACGAGAACATGGAATGGTACCAATTGGTGTGACGAAATTACATTTTCACAAACAACAGACCCAACAGAGTGTCCTGCATTTGAATGTACTACGTATTGGTTCGATGAAACAACATCCGTATTAAACGAATGGGATGAAGATTTATTAAAATGGAATGCTACTTCTGCTATTGTTTGGCCGACCAGTCCCGATGACCTTCCTAATGGAACGTATTGGTACGATGATATTGCTTTAACTCTTTCGGTTCGAAGCGCAGGAGCGTGGAGCGATATAACCGCAGGCACCGCAATACAAGAAACGGAGCCATTGACCCCAGTTGATGGTTTACTTTGGTATATTCCATCAACGGAAGTATTACAAGAATATTCAGTAACTTCACCTGTTGGTTGGACTGTATTACCAGTCTTAGTTTGGGAAGGTGACCCCACTATTGTAGGTTCATGTGATTTATGGTGGAATACTACAGATGACAATCTGTACAATTATAATAGCACAGGTAGTCCGGTATGGGTTCAAGTTACTGCGTTTATACAGAGTGCAACAGACCCCGCTTTAGCTGCGACCATCGCAGTAGATTCTTTTTGGTATAATACGACATTATTGACACTTAGTCGCTATGACGGTAGTGCATGGAATATTGTTACAGACTTTATGGTTAAGGAAACTGACCCATCGAAGCCTATTACCGCCGATGCTTGGTATAAGCCATCGACTAATACATGGAATCAATGGTCTGGTCTTGTGTGGGTTGAAATATTCCCAATAGATTCAGAAACTGACCCATCGGTATTACCAGCAGGGACGTATTGGTTTGATACGGCAAACACGGCATTATATATTCGTGCTGGTTCACCACCATCTACATGGTCAACCGTTATGTTTGTTACGCAACCATTTGCTTACACTCGTGGTACGCAGTGGTATGATACTACAAACAACGATTTATTTGAATGGAGTGGTACCACATGGTTGGCAGCAGTACCAGTTGTTGATGTAGCATTTACGACGGCAGGACACTTCTTATTTTGGACACGCGAGCGTGGTAGTCATACTGCGGTATTAATTCCAACACCAGAAGGTTCAACCGCACATAGTACGCCATGTTCAATTGGAACTGGTTATGCATACTCTGGTGTAAATGATATTGCAGCAGCTGAATGTGAATACGCAAACGATGGTAACGTTATTAGGGTTTACCCTGCCCGCTCGATACCCAACAATTCGTTCTTATGGAGTAATATTCCATCTTCCGTTATTACGCCTAAAGGTGGTAACGATGGAATATCTGGCGTACCTTCATACCTTGAACAAGGTGTTGGTACCGACGGCACACCAGACGAACGTCGTGAATTAATGGATAGTATCCGTCGTCAATTGGGTTACCCTGTTGTCGAAGTAGAATTAGATAACGTGCAGCTTGATACTTGCGTCAATCTTGGGCTGGAAGAATATCGTAAGCGTGCTGCGGGTAGTACTCGTAGAGGTTTCTTCTTCTTGGATATAGCACCCGGCAAACAGCAGTACCTTATGACGAACAAAATAATAGGTTATAATCGGATTGTTACGGTTATGGCAGCATACCGCTTTACGTCTGCATTCTTATCATCCGCTCACGGAGCTGGTGCGTATGGACAAATCGTATTGCAACATTTATACAACATGGGAACATACGACTTAACAAGTTTCTTCTTGGTTAGTCAATACGTTGAGCAGTTGGAGCATTTATTTGCAACCCGCTTAACTTTCAGCTTCCATGAAAATGATAGACTTCTATCTTTCTATTCGGCATTCACAAGGGCAGAACGTGTTCTTATTGACTGTATGGTTGAACGTACTGAACAGGACTTATTAAAAGATAGATATTCAAAGACATGGATTGAGCGTTATGCATTAGCAGAAGCAATGATGATGTTATCACACATACGTGGTAAGTTCGCATCCTTACCGGGCGCAGGTGGTGGTATATCACTTAACGCTGCGGAATTAGTAACACTTGCACAAACATATCGTGAAGATTTGATTTTGCAGTTAGACGAATACGTTGCAGATGCAGGTCTTGAAGACACTGGTATGCAAGGTTCATTTATATTAGGTTAAAACATTAGGAGATAATAATGTCAAAATATTTAGACGAAGCAATAAAGGAAATGCAAAATTATGGTGACATGGGTTTACCTGATGGCGAAAATGGTGGCGGAATGGGTTCGAAAAATCCAGTAGTCAATGCGTACAGAATGAATAACATTCTTCGTAGACGCCAACAGGCAGAAGAAGAAGAAATGAACATTGATGGCGGTATGCGCGACGCAGATATGCCAGATGACGATGAAGCCCACATGGACGATAAAGATTATAAAATGGACATGGACATGGACATGCCACCGGGCGACCATGAAGCAATGGACAATGAGGAAGGCTTGGGTATGGACGGTGATGTTGAGACAGAAGAAATGAAAGCATTCTTCCAAGACAACGAAGCACCATCTGATGAAGAAGTTCAACAGTACGCCGACGAACGCGGTATTGATATGGAACAGATGCGTCAAGAAGTTTATGCATTAATTCAGTCATTGCTTGGCGCCGAAGACCCAGTGGGTGACGGCGAAGAAGACATGGGTATGGATGATGAAGCTGACATGGGCGATGAAATTGAATTTTCTGCACCAATGAGTGGTGAAGAAGATGAATACGATGAAGAAGAAGAAGCTAAGGCACCAGCTAGACGCGATAAAGATAAAGTAGTTAGTAGCCGTCTTAAGACACTTGGTGGTGTAGAAAACCCTAAACGCAGGCAACAGTATTTCAAACTAAAGAATGTAACGGTTTAGGCGACTCTTGTACAGGAACATCGGGACCAGACTTCGGTTTGAATCCTGATGGTTCAGTTCCAGCAGGAAAGACGCCATGTGATACGTCCATAGATGGGCGTGATATCACTGTGGGTGACACGAGCTGTAGTCCGTTTGATTTGCAAAACAACCGTGGCAATGACTTCATTGAGAAGGTTGTTGAAGAGGCATTAAATATCGCAGGGGCGACCCTTAATGTATTTAAGCTTTTAGGTGTACATGAACAAGGAAAGCTTGTTGATTGTACTGGCAGAGGCGACCCAATTTCTAACGGCGATGCCGCAGCATTTCCTGCTGAAAACGCGTTTGATAAATTTATAACTGAATGGCGCTCTATTCAAAACGGCGAAGGTGTAACCACTTCCGCATACATTGGATATGACTTTGGTAACATTAAGACATACGACGGCTCCCGCGCTGCGTATGGTGTCGAAACAAGCATTTTTAAGGATGTAGCTACCATCGCCATCAAACAAAGCGATAACACCGCTAGACGCGCTACGCGCGTCCGTATCGAACGCTCCGACGATGGGATTAAATGGTACGGCGTTGCTATAGTTTTGCTTCCAGACGACGACTGCTTGAACACGGTGCAGTTTAGGGCAACAGTTCCTTCGCGGTACTGGAGAATTCGCCCATTAGATTTTAATGGTACAACAACAAATGACGTATGGGCTGTTCAAGCACTACAACTATTTCATAATGTTGAAGCTACTGCTGTCAGTAATATTCAAGATAAAGTATTCCTTGAAAATAGGGATAGAGATTATGCCGAAGATTCCATTGCAATAAAAGGTCATTACGACTTAACTGATAACCTAACTGAACTTTCTGCTTTTGGTTTAGAACTACCATCACTTACGATGTATATTTCCGTAAGTTTCTCAGCATGCGTAAAAGCATTCGGTCGTCCATTAATTGTGGGTGATATTTTGGAAATTCCAAGCGAAGCACAATACTCTGCTGAACTAAGAAAGATACTTAAGTGGATGGAAGTAACGGACATATCATGGTCAACGGAAGGGTATACGCCCGGCTGGCGCCCAACGATGCTTCGTGTGGTTGCACAACCAGCATACGCTTCACAAGAAACCCAAGACATCTTCGGTAGACTTGCAGAGCTTGAACCGGACTCAACTGGTTTGGTCGAAGGTGAAGACGGTAACAGTTTAATATACCAAGACTATTTCGATATTAGTAAAGTAATTGAAGCGGAAGCACGCGATGGCGTTCCAGAACGCGGTGCCGAAGCATCAAGTAAAATTAGAGCGTTTGAACAAGAAGAAATTGACGAAGCGGCAAGTCATGGCATCGCGATTACCAAAGTCGGATTAAACCCGAACGGTATCTATGTGGAGGATGCGATGCCGCCGAACAATGCACCATTTACAGAAGCTGAAGAATTCCCCGCCAGTCCAAAACAAGGCGACTACCATAGAATGATATATGTTGGTTACGCGCAGGATGTCCCTGCACGACTATATCGTTATTCTGATGCGAAAGGAAGATGGTTGTATTTGGAAACAGACTTGCGTGCCCAGTATAATCCTGTTAAGCCGTTACTTAATGAATTTCTAAAATCGCCAACAACGGGTGACGAAAGCGACGTAACACAAATCCGCGAAAGAATAAAAGACGACTGTGAGGAAAGCTAATGTCTACTACTGTACTTGATACGTATTATTATGATGAACAACTTAGAAGCTACATAGTTCAATTTGCTGCAATATTTGCTGGCATTCAAGTTATGGTTGGATGGAATGAAGACAACGCACCAGAACTAATCCACGTACCTATAAAAAATGCAAGTATGGACCGGGTAGTCGGCCATATCATTGGCGAAAACACACAAAATAAACCAGTGCGGGTGCCTATAATGTCATTCCAATTGACAGGTATTGACCAAGCCCCTGAACGCAGAAAAGGTATCGGCGCAACAAAGCGTAATTCCTATACACCGACTGGCGGGGTTTTCCCAGATGATATAAAGGTTGTATATCAACGCCAACCAGTACCATACACAGCTCAATTTGAATTGGGTATTTGGGCGAGTAATCAATACCAACACCAACAAATAATAGAACAGATTTTAACCTTATTTGACCCACTGGTACAAATTCAAACCACCGATGAAGTTTTTGATACAACTAGATTGACTACCGTTGAACTGGTAGATGTCCGACTTGATGAGAATGTGCCGCAGGCGGCAGATAGGCGGTTGATACAAACAAGAATGGGCTTTTTGGTACCAATATACTTATCCACGGCTATTGATGTACGTTCAAACTATATTAAGGATATATTACTTAGAATTGGCGCAATTGGTAGTGATATCAGTGGCTCATACGAGATAATATCTGATTTGGATAGTCAAGGTATCGAATATGACAAGGTATTCAGTTTAGATGATGTAGATGTAACCTAAATCGTTCAAAAATAGATATTTTGGATGCGTAGGTATAAATACTAATAACCACAATACGTGGAAGAAAATAATAGTTAAGGAGAACACAACATGGCACAATTAGTTAGTGCAGGCGTTAGCGTAACAGTCACGGATGAAAGTTTTTTCATACCAGTTTCGGCAGCTACGGTGCCTTTGTTTTTTATTGCAACACAAGATGAAAAATACCAACCGGGTGACGCAAGTCCACCATTAAGGGCAGAGGGTACGTTTGAAAACAACATTATTCGAACAGTAACTTCATTAAAACAAAGTATTGAACTGTATAGTACACCAGTGTTCCTCGAAGATACAAGCGGTGCTGCACACCACGGTGATGCAAGAAATGAATATGGATTATTTGCCCTAAACCAATATTTGGGAATAGGAAATAAAGCGTATGTTATTCGTGCTGATGTAAATCTAAACGACGATATTACTGCGCAACGCACTTCTTGGGATACTAAGATTGAAGAATCAAGAATCATTTTAGAAGCGCTTATAAATGATGCTATTAATGTTAAGAAAGCTGCTGCTGCCGCAGGCTCGCCGGTTGTAAACCCAGATACCATTACCACAATCACCGCCGTAGAATTACAAGGACTTGCAGTAACTGCAACGGCTGATATTTGGGACTCATTTTCATTCTCTTCATTAGAAACACAGTTCTTCGGTGACAACATCCCAGCACTAGATGTTTATGCGGGTGGTTATGACTTAGCACCAACAAGTACCTATACAGGTTTTGATTCGTTAACACTTGGCTCACCAGCGGAATACACTGCTGTAACAGGCGGTTCACTATTAGTAACGTCGGCTGACCAATTGAAATTCACTGTTGAATTTTTAAGTGCTACTAGCCTTGGCGCAAATGACGCAGACCGTAGAACAAATATTACAACAGCACTTGCTGCTGTTGTTGCAGGCAATCAAGACATCCGCGCAGAAGCATTTGATTATAATTTAATCTTATGTCCCGGTTATTGGGAACTTACTGATGAGATGTTCGGGCTTGTTGTGGATATGAAAGAAGAAGCCATGATAATCGCAGATACCCCAATGAACATGCGCGTAGGAGAGATTACAAACCCATCTACGGGTTGGGCAAACGACACTGGCCGGACACGTACTAACCATATTGCTTATTATTACCCTTCCGCCTTGGCGACAAATTTGGATGGTAAAGTTGTTGCATGTGCAGCATCGGGTGTTGCACTTAGAACTATCACATTTAGTGATAATGTATCATTTCTATGGTTTGCGCCAGCAGGTTTAAGACGCGGTCTTATTTCTGGTATATCCAATCTTGGTTACGTAAGCGGTGTATTAGGTGGTCCAACTTCATTTATTGAACTGGCGTTGAATAATGGCGACCGCGATGCGTTGTATGCATATGCAACTAGTGGTGGTAGTGACATTAATCCATTAGTATTCTTCCCCGGACAGGGCTTCGTAGTATGGGGTCAAAAGACTTCAGCTGTAGCTGCATCTGCGGTAGATAGAATTAACGTTGAACGTTTAATGTTATACATCAGACGACAATTACGTAAAAATACAATGTCCTTTGTGTTCCAACCAAATGATACGTTAACACGAGACAACTTAAAAGCTGTTGTTGATAACTTCTTGGGTGACCTGATAGTTAAACGCGGACTTTACGACTTTGTTACAGTATGTGACGAAAGCAACAACACACCAGACAGAATCGATAGAAACGAAATGTATGTTGATATTGCAGTTAAGCCAGTCAAGGCAGCTGAATTTATTTACATTCCAATCCGTATCGTCGCGACTGGTGCAGAAATATAATTTTAATAGAACAAGGAGTATCTATAAATGTCAACAATTAATGATATAGGAATCCCCGGCGTTGGTAATGGTATTTTACATCCACGACAAAAAAATCGTTGGAGAATAACATTTGCTAACTTAGGTGGCGGTGCAGATTCACAGCCACTTAGTATGCAAGCGGTAACAGTAACACGCCCGGTGATATCATTTGAAGAAGTTCAATTAGACCGTTATGTATCACGCGCATGGATTGCAGGTAAGTATACGTTCGAGCCAATTACACTTTCTTTTGAAGATGATGTTTCAGGTACTGCGGCGACAGTAATTCAAGCACAATTACAAAAACAACAATGGTTAACTGGTGCAGAAGGTCAATGGATGGCTGCTTCGGGTGAAGGCTCGTTGTATAAGTTCGTTACCTATCTTGATATGCTAGATGGTAATGACCAAGTAACTGAAAAATGGACGATTGAAGGCTGCTGGTTCCAACAAGTGGATTACACTGATTTGGACATGGCTGCTTCCGATGCAGTTTTAATCACAACAACTTTACGTTATGACCACGCCCGTCAAAATATCGGCGGATATGGACAAGGTGAAGGTGTTGCAACAGGTGGTGCTGGTCGTATTACTTAATACGATTCACACGCTTAGAGAAAAGGGGCTTTATGCCCCTTTTCTCACTCATGAACATAATGAATAAATACAATGAAATAAGGAGTATTTTATATGGCACTTGACCCAAGATTTAACTTTGTAGTTAAATGTCCACAAACTAGCAATAGACAAAACACACAATCAACCGCACGGAAAGATTTTTTCAATGCTGTTGGTAAAGTTGGCGATATTGAATTATTAAATAAAGTCGGCGACGGAGCGGTTGCGGGTGGATTAAGAACGCTTGCAAGTATATCAAATTCTATTCGCGGTGGCGAAACTGATTCTGCTATTATTGGTAATGGTAAGTCTGGTGACCCTAACGGTTCAAATGTAGTGCTTTCCGAAGTTGGTATTAATCCACAACAGGCAGAGAAAGCAGGTCAATTTAATCCGGGAGTTTTAAATAGGGGAACTGCCGAAGCACAAAATGTATACGACAAGGTTGTAGATGGTAATTACAGTTTAAAAGACATACCAAATAGTGTACAAGATTTACAAAACTTGAAAACACTTGCCGATGGGATATTCACAGAAGGTCCTAACGAACAAAATAAAATAGAACTTTGTGGTGCGAAGAATTATGCACAACATTTAATTAAGTTCGCACCTAAGCAAAAGTTCATGTTCATTTTACAATTTACCTTAAAGAAAGAATATACTACATGGGCGCCCGTTATTGAAGAGATGGCGTTTGTCGTAAAGAACATGGGCAGACCTAATGTCAATATAGAACATGAAGAAATTAACTTTTATAATTTTTGGTCACGAGTTCCAAAACGAACAGTATATGAACCTATCACAATGCGTTTTCACGATGATATGAAAAACGCATCACATAACTTTTATTCTGCATATTTGGAGGCGGTAAGTCCAATAGCTCGTTTGGGTGGAATAGACGAAGGTGGTAGTATGTTAAATAATAGAATGTTAGAAGATAATGGTTTGCTTGGTAGTCGCCGCGATTATCAAAGTTCTGCAAGTCTTGGTGCATTAGAGGGTGACAATACTACCCTTATAGATGAACTACGTGTATTTCATTTATTTGACTATGGTAGATTTATGTCCGTATATAATTATAAAAATCCTAAAATACTTTCCATGAATCTCGATGACTTGGATATGTCGGAGGGCAGCACTGGTAGTGAAGTAGAACTACAATTCGCATACGATGCTCTCCATATAACACCAAAGCTATCAGTCGAAGCCAATATTGAAAAAATTCGTAAAATTTCAGGTGAGAATATTACCGAAAATGGACACATTGAACCAGTATTCCAAGCTGGTCCATCAGCAAGTGATGAAGCTGGTGGTGACCTCACCGGGATGCCAAATACCGAAGAACAGACGTTAGTTGAGCAAGCAGGTGGTAAGTTAGCCGATGCACTAGGCTCTGTCACGTCCGCCGCCGATAGTCTCGCTTCCGCCGCCACTACCGCTGTCTCTGGTGCAATTAGCAGCGCACAGACATCAGTTGCAGGCGCAATTGGCGGATTATCCAGCACCACCAGCGCCTCGATTGGGCAACCAATTAGTGCAGTCGCAGACCCAACCCCAAACGGTTTCGTTAACTATGCCGCCAGAAAAGCAGCTGAACAAGGTGGTGGTAGTGTCTAATGAAAACCGAAGGGCATAGCAAAGGGCGTTATTACCCTCGGCATCCCGAAAAGTATGTCGGTAATATAAACAAGATAACCTTTCGTTCTTCTTGGGAAAAGGACTTCATGGATTGGCTTGATAATAATACACAAGTTGTTAAGTGGGGTTCTGAAATCATCGCAATCCCTTATGTCAAACCAACTACAGGTAGGGTGCATAAGTACTATCCCGACTTTTATGTAGAATATATCAACAGCAAAACAGGCAAAATAGTTCAAGATTTGGTTGAAGTTAAGCCAGATAAGCAAATCAGAAAGCCCACCACGCGCGGCAAATCTAAAAAGACACAATTATACGAAGCAATCACATGGTCTGTTAATATGGCTAAGTGGAAAAGTGCCAAGCTATTTTGTGACAAATATGGATTTAATTGGAAAGTATTGTCAGAAAAGGACATATTTCGATAATGCCAAGGAAATCCACCACGGCAGAATTCACATCAAGTGCTATTGATAAACATGGTAGTACATATGATTATACTAAGATTAAATATATTAATAATTCGACGAAAGTAGATATTATATGCCAAGTACATGGCGATTTTGAACAAACTGCTCATAACCATTTAAGGGGCTATGGTTGTTTGTGTTGCGCTAATTCTAGTACTTACTCTAGTAAGGCAATCGCGTGGTTAGAAGGTATAAGTACTAAGGAAGGTTTAAAAATACAACACGCTGAAAGCGGCGGGGAATTTACAATACCCACAACAAAATTTAAAGCTGATGGGTATTGTAAATTAACAAATACAATTTATGAGTTTTATGGTGATAATTGGCACGGCAACTTGGATATACACAACCCAAAGAAAAATTGCCATCCATATTCGGATAAAACAGCAGCACAGTTATATTCAGAAACTATGAGCAGAGAAAAAATTATCTGGTCGTTGGGATTTAATTTAATAACTATGTGGGAAAATGATTACAATGAGTGATATAAAAAGAACAGAGATTGAATCATTAATGGAACACCCATTGGAAGAAGCGTTCGATATTGAACCGGGTACAACGATGACCACAAAAACTGGTCGTAGTACTGAACTCGCTACAACAGAACAGTATGACGAGAAGGATGAAGAAATTGAAAGTCAGTTTCAAGAAATATATGATGCTGCTATGGCAGGCTTCGAAGACCAATGCGCAGAAGCAGAGGTGGTCGAAGGTAAGTATAAGGCAAGAAACATGGAAGTAGCGACACAACTATTAAATGCTGCATTGCATGCCGTTAAAGAAAAAGCTGGTCAGAAAAAAGAAAAAGACAAAAACGACATTGTACGCAACAAGACTACACAGAAAGTCACTAACAATAATGTCTTTATGGGGAGCCATCAAGAACTTATGGACCAAATCGATGCTGGAAATATAATAGAACCAGAAGAATGACAGATTGGTAACCTAATTAAATTGGTTGGTAAATACTATTATGAGAGAACATTTATTAGAAAAATTGCGATTACGAAAAGAAATAGTATTGTGTGAACAAGACCCAATACATTTCATGTTGAATTATGTAAACTGCAAACATTCTACTCACGGTACCATACCATTTCATCCACATGACTATCAAGTGGAATATATTGAAGCCTTAACTAAAGGTAATACAATTGTTCACGCCGCAAGACAAGCAGGCTCTTCACTGACAACAACCCTTTATTTGTTTTGGGAAGGATTCTTCCAACAGAAAAAACAAGTACTGGCAGCGAACAGGGTGGATTTAGCAGTAGATAACCTACAACATATACGCCATGCTTATATGACGATGCCGTCATGGCTTCGGGATTATAATCCTATGGTGGTAAATGATAAGATGAGAATCGAATTTGCTAATGGTTCATATTTCACGGCAATAACAGCAACAGAACATTCATTCCGTGGTATGAATATTGATACTTTGTTTATAGATAATTTTTCACGTATACAACATCAGGAAGATGTTCTTATGGCAGCGTTACCGATAGTAAGTTATCCTGACAGCAAAGGTATTATAGTATCTTCAGGTGATACTTCGGAAGTATTCGATGATATGTTCTCTGACTCAGCAAACGGATTAGGTACATTTACGGCAATAAAAATAGTACCAGACTACTAAGACTTAAAGTCGATTATCAAGGATGATATCATGGCAAGAAAACAAAACGAACGATTAAGAACCGCACATACACGCGTTGAATATACAATGGAGCAGGTACTTGAATCTGCGAAGTGTAAGCGCGACCCTGTCTACTTCATAAAAACTTACGTCTACGTTCAACATCCGACAAAAGGTAAAGTAAAATTTGACCTTTATCCTTACCAAGAAAAAATGATTAGGGCTTACCAAGCAGGCAGATACACTGTTGTATTGTCAGCTCGTCAAACTGGTAAGTCGGTTACATCCGCTGCATACTTATTGTGGTTCGCGATGTACAACAAAGATAAAACTATTCTTATCGCTGCTAACAAAAACGACAACGCAATGGAAATGATTTTGCGTATTCGTTACGCTTATGAAGAACTTCCTATATGGTTGAAAGCAGGCGTTAAAGATGATGGTTGGAACAAGCACGAAATTGCTTTCGATAATGGTTCACGTATTGTGTCTACTGCAACATCAGAAAACTCTGGTCGTGGTATGGCTATTTCATTATTGTTCCTTGATGAATTTGCGTTCGTTAAACCAAACATCCAGAATGAGTTCTGGACATCGATATCACCTACCCTTTCAACTGGTGGTAGTTGTATTATGACATCTACACCAAACGGCGACTTGGATATTTATTCGTCGGTATGGCGTGCCGCAAATACAGGTTCGGTTGATGGTGGTCCGGGGTCTAATGGTTACATACCAATTTACGTTGGTTGGGATGAACCA